GGTCAGTTCGCGAATAACGAATTCGTCCAACAGGATGTTTCTTTGGCTAGAGGCAGAGTTGTTTCGGCAACGGACGAAGTTGATCTAGTGATTTCTTCTCCTACTGGTTCGTTCTTTGTCGGTCAGACAATAACCGATACAACGACGAACGCCAACGGCATCTGCATCTTCGCGAACAGTTCTTACCTTAAGCTGTCAGCGATCAGTCAGGGTCTTTCGTTCGTCGTCGGTGACACTATAAATAATGGATTGGGATCGAACGCTACTATTTCTACGATCAATCCAGTTTTAGTTCTCAATGACGTATCGGACGTTACAAACTTCCAGGCTGGTTCGAACACTATCGTAGGTTTAACATCTGGCGCGAGAGCGACTTGTAACAACCAACTATTGATCAGACTACCAGACTTGGTAAGAGATTCCGGGAAATTGATTTACTCAGAGAGTTTCACACCTGTAACGCGAGCTCCGACTTCAAAAGAAGAAGTTAAACTTGTTATCAAATTTTAGAATAAATAATAATTAAAAGAGGATAGAATGGCGCTAGATACAGACCTTTCGCGTAAGCCATACTTCGATGACTACGAAGTATCTAAGAACTTTTACAGAGTCCTCTACAGACCAGCTGTTGCTGTTCAGGCGCGCGAACTCAATCAGATGCAGACGATCCTTCAGGATCAGATCGATAAGTTTGGTCGTCACATCTTTAAGGAAGGTTCTGTTGTCGAAGGTTGCGCCTTCACGTTCGACAATTCATACAACTACGTAAAGATCAAAGACAACTTCGCGAACAACTCGGCTATCTCGAACATCAACGAATTCGTTGGAAGAATTGCTGTAAACTCTAACGGTCTTCGCGCGCGAGTGATTAATGCCATCAATGGTTATGAAGCGGAAGATCCGGATCTCAACACGCTGTATATCAAGTACCTGAATTCAAGCACATTCGCTAATGGCGTTCAACAATCGAATTTCTCTAACAACGAAACGATTCAGATTCAATCTGACGCAGCCGTCAATATCAGCAACGTAGTCGTAGCATCTGTATCAAATTCAACTGGTAAAGGTTATGCGTTCTCGACTACGGAGGGCGTGATCTTCAAGAAAGGTTTCTTCGTCCGTGTTGAACCTCAGACGCTGGTAGTTTCGAAGTACAATAACATCCCAGACCAAGTATCCGTCGGTTTTGAAGCACTTGAAGAGATTGTAACTCCGGAAATTGATACATCTCTGCTGGATAATGCCGCAGGTTCTCCAAACCAAAATGCTCCTGGTGCACACAGACTTAAGCTTGTTCCAACTCTAGTGGTCAGGAACGCCAGCGATATCGCGAACACCACAACATTCTTTTCTCTTTGCGACTTCAAAAATGGTCTTCCCGTTTCAATCAAGAACGATCCGCAGTATGCTGCTCTTGCAAAGGACACGGCTCGTCGCACATTTGAAACCAACGGCGATTACATCGTCAATCCGTTCCTACTGAGCACCGAAAAGAAGTACACGTATCAATCGAACACTGCAAACTCGGATTACCTGAGTATCGTATCAACACCAGGCATCGGATACGTTAAGGGATATAGAGTAGAGTTTATCAATAACAACACCGCTGATCTTCGTAAAGGTACAGATTTCGCTGCAGTATCCAACCAATTAGTTACGGCTAACTTTGGCTACTACTTCAACGTGAACGAGTTTGCCGGCGATTTCAATAGCGACGGGTTGGCTCAAATTCAGTTGCACAGCACGGCTAAGACTGCTATAACCAACAATCTATTCTTAGGGACTTCGTACACCGATACCACTATAATCGGAACTGCATACGTTAGAGGCGTAGTTTATGATTCTGCGCCGCAAGAACCGGTAGTAGTTAATGCGACGTTCACAGGAACAATCAGCGCAACGACTCTCACCGTTTCTTCTATTTTAAGCGGCACGATTGCTATTGGACAAGTTCTAAAAGGAACCGGCGTCACTGCTGGCACTACCATCACGGGAGGAAGCGGAAACGTTTGGACGCTGTCGGCTTCTTCGACGGTCTCGACTTCGACGGCTATGACTACCAGCACAGCGCCCGGGTTCACCTACAGACTGTATGTGTTCAACATACAAATGAACCCAGGTCGTAAGCTTTCGGACGTGAGAAGCGTAATCTATTACACTTCATCAACCCAAAGAGCGGTCGCCGACATAGTTCTTGATAAGGACTTCACTGGAACTAATATCGCTAAGATTCAAGAATCCGCTAGCGAGACTATGATCTATCCGTTCGGACAGAAGGCGATTAAGCGAGACGGATTTAACAACACAAGTTACGTATACAGAAACAGAGTAAATTCGAATTTCGTTAGCACAACAGGATTGCTAACGCTCCCTATCGTCGACGTTGCTGGCGCTAACGAACAGTTTAATTATGGCGCAGGCATTCTTTCGCAACCTTCCGAGACTACGTTCGTCGTCACTCCAATAGCTTCCGGATTCAGTAATTTTAAGACCGGTAACGTTACGGTGACGGGAACTACTGTAGCGAATGCTGGCGCTACATCAACTCTATTCCAGACTGAGTACGCCGTAGGAGATTACATCTACGTCAATTCGCAGGCTAGAAAAATCGTTTCCATCGCTAACAATACGTCGATGACGATCGACGCTACAGTGAGCGCGACAAATCTCCAGCATCAGAAGACTTGGCAGGCTGGAGTGCCTATCAACTTCTTCTCTTCTTCGAGAACAATTACCATCGATGACGCGAATACAGCCACTGTTTCGCTCGGCGAAACTAGCAACGCGAATTTCGCGGCATCAATTTACTTCGACGTTCTTCGTTCTGAGACTCTACCCCTTCGCAAAATTATTAACAGATCGACATACATTAGAATTCAAGCAAACAATAATTCGGGCGGAACAACTGGACCGTGGAGCCTTGGCATCCCTGATGCATTCAGACTGAATGCCGTGTATGTTGACCAGGCTGGCGGCAATACTTACTTAACGACTAATCCGAATTTGTTGACCTCGTTCCGTCTTGACAACGGTCAAAGAGACAGTTACTACGGTTTAGCTCAATTGTTATCTACAACGCCAGTTGCGCCCAATGCAACCTTACTTGTTTCTGTAGACAACTTCACCTACGATACATCGTCGCGTGCCGGATTCTTCACAGCAGCATCATATCCTATCGACGACGCTAATACAGCAAACGTCGCGGCGATTCAAACGTATCAAATCCCTCAATACACGTCAACTATCGGCGCGTTGTATGATCTTAGAGACAGCGTAGACTTTAGACCGTTCGCTGCTAATACGGCAAATGCAATCGCTAGCACTATCGCTACAGCTACCATCAATCCTTCGGGCGCGTTGACTATGTTTGCTTACGCGGATGGCTCGTATGTGCCTTCGCCAGGAACAAATTACAAATCGTCGATTCAATACTATCTACCAAGAAAAGATAGAATCTCACTGACGACTGGCGGCGAGATCTTAATCACGGAGGGAACTGCTGAGCTAGACCCAGCACCGCCGCCAGAAGTGCCGGGGACTATGACTATCGGTATCGCTACAGTGCCTCCATATCCTTCCTTGACGCCGACAGAAGCGAGAGCTTTCAACCGCTACGACTATGCGGTGCAGACATCAATTCTTCAGACCAAACGCTTTACGATGGCGGACATTGGCAAGATCAATAGAAGAATTGACAGACTTGAATACTACACGTCCCTATCTCTCCTAGAACAAGCTACAACCTCGTTGTTGGTTCGAAGCGGAGAAACCGGACAAAATAGATTCAAGAACGGGATCCTAGTTGACCCATTCAAGAACCACACGATCGGCAACACAAACGATCCAGCGTACAGAATCTCTATCGACGAAGTGAGGACTGAAGCTAGACCGTTCTTCCGCCAACAAACTATTGGTATGAGATTCGACCCTGTTGCTTCGGCTGAAATCATCGGAGTTGCAGCTGCAGTTGATAAGAACGGAATCATCATGCTTCCGCATACGTCGAACAACGTCAATCAGCAGCAGCCTTTCGCTTCTAAGTACAGGAACTGCATTGAGGGAAATATATTCAGCTATCGCGGTACAGTTGTTCTCGACCCTCCCGGAATTCTCGATTCCGACATCACACAGGGTCCGGTGATCAATAGCAGCCTAGACTTATCGTCAAACTTCGTCAATATCTCTAACAGTCTGAAGTCCGTGTTCGGAACTCAGTACGGCAATTGGTCCGATTACGGAACGTCGCAGCTCGTAGGACAACAATCAAGCGATAATATTACCGGCACCGGCTATGTTCAAAATCAACACGGTCAGGTTCAAGATTGGCAGAGAACTACAACAACCACTCTCGCGCAACAACAGCAACAGATCAGTAAGTCGTTCGCGTTTCAGCCGTCGGAAACCAGCGTTGAACTTGGTAACTACGTTTCGAACGTGTCTATACAGCCTTTTGTTCCCGCTAGACAAATCTTCTTCTACGCTAGAGGTATGAAGCCTAACACGGTGTTGAGAGTGTATTTGGACGGTATCGCTATGAATCAGGACTGCTTGCCGCTGATTCCGTACATAGGAACGTTGACGCAATCCGGCGGAAATAACTTCACGGACACTGGCAAGTTGGTGTATATCTCTCGAAACAACGGTAACTTCCAGTTCAACTCAATCGCCGATTGGGGAACCGCGCTGAGTAGCGACGCTTCCGGTAATGTGTACGGTATCCTCGCGATCCCAGCCAATCTATTCAAATCTGGGGAACTAGAATTTAGAATCACGGACATAACGGATCTTGCCATCGGCGAAAGCGCTGTAACCACACAGGCTTCAACGACTCTGTTTTGCTCCGCTCTATCCGTTCAAAAGAACAAGTCTAATCTGCAGATCAGATCAGGCACTATAAATATCGAAGAACAAAAGCTCAATCAGACGGTGTATCGTGATGTCGTCACAACTAATACTTGGCAATACTTCGATCCCAATATCCCGAACCCTCACTGCCCCCCTGAAAACTTTGCGCCGCCTATTACGCAGATCAGCGAGTCTTTCGACCCTGGCATACCTTTTAACGATTTTGTTGATGCTGGATCGCAGGGCAATTAAAATATTTTTGAAATACGATCGACAACAAAGAGTGGAATTTAGATGAAGCCAATCGCACAAACCTTTATTGCAATCGAGCCTTCTACTGGTGTGGAGTCTGTGTTCTTGACTAAGATTGATTTGTTTTTTCAATCCAAGTCAAGCACATTCGGCGTTGAGCTTCAGATCAGAGAGACCGATAACGGATACCCGACTAATAAAGTTCTTCCTTACGCGTCGAAGGTTCTTTCTTCATCGCAGGTTTCCGTGAGCGGCGATTCTTCTGTTGCAACTACGTTCGAATTCGCGACGCCTGTGATGCTTAGAACCAACGAACAGTTCGCTCTTGTAGTTATTCCGGAAGCGGGAAATCCAGACTACAACATTTGGATTGGGGCTTTGGAAGGAATAGATGTAGTTTCTAAAGTTCCTATCTACACAAATAACCAGCTAGGTTCTTTGTTCATCTCATCAAACGATTTGAACTTCACGCCTATTCAAAATGAGAGTTTGAAGTATACAGCCTACATTGCGGACTTCACTTCTTCGACCGCCAGGGCTGTGTTCAAGAATGGGTTTACCGATAATCTTGTAGTGACGAATTTGATCGGTGAATACCTGAAGCAAGAAAAACTTGTCGTGTCCAATAATCAACTTCAACTTGCTTCTTTGGCGGTCGCTTCAGCCACCGCGAATACGATCACGGCAGGACAAGTTGTGTTTCAGCCGCCCGGAGTATCAGCGGCGAATCTAGCGCAATCCACAGCCAACGGTGTAGTGTATTTCGCTAATACAACAACAGTGTTGCTGAACAACGTGCGCGGTTCATTCGTGACAGGAACGGGTATTAGGAACGCGAACACTACCAATACTTGGCCAAACTTAACTTTTGCTAACCAAACAGTGACTACTACATCGGCTTGTAACGTTATTACAGTTCCCAACGCTAATGCAACTTTGACAACGGATTTCGCTGTTGGCAACTACATCTATGTCGGGAAACCTACGCGCGCAGATTTGCAAATCCTTCAGATTACAGTTGCTAATGCTGCCGCTAACACTATCACTCTATCGGGTAATATTGCGTTTAGCAGCACAACGGCGACTATTGGTAGATTGAAAGATGATGCTAATCTGACAGGAAACTTCGCTAGCATTACAGGCGGGGATAATAAGTTTTTGACCGTCACCTCGGTCAGTTCTAATGCCACTTCAAACTTTACCGGAAGCAATGGCGCTCTGATCATCGGAAGAACGTCGGGCGCTTCTGCGGTTATCAGTGACGTTTTGGATATTCTATACGAAAACATCACAACAACAATTCCCGACATTGAACCGAATCTTACTAGCGTTAATTGGTCTTTCTCTGGGACGCAAAACGACACTTCTAGAACTAGCGACGCTCCTCAGAGCTACTCGATAACCAACGAAGTGCCATACGATTTCATTGACAAGACTCGCGCGATCATGTCAAGAAGCAACGAGTTCGCGAACCCACCCACAGCGGGAGCGGGCAATAGTTCGTTGATAGTTACGGCTCAATTGAACACAGCTAACTCAAAGATCACTCCCTACATTGATACAATTCGCAACTCGGTCACGACGATTCACAATCTTGTATATCCCGAGAGCTCAATCAACGGCTTCATCGTTAACTACACTAGCGCGAACGGCAATTTAATTATAGGCGATAACGTTCAACAAGCCAACTCTACAGTGACATCGAACGGTTACGTCTTTTTCGCGAACTCTTCTGTAATATACATCACGAATGTGTCTTCATCAAACACTTCGTCAATAGCTACATTCAATACAGCAAACAGCGTCGTAAACAGCCCGAGAATCGGCAACGTCAATATCTCGACTGTCACAACATTCAACGAGACCGGTAGCGTTGGCTCTAGTGCAACAAGATATATCTCAAAGAACGTGATTCTCGCAGAACAACAGGATGCGGAAGATTTAGTTTGCTATTTGACTGCATATAGACCTCCGGGAACGGACTTCAAGGTCTATGGTAAGTTTTTGGCTGGATCTGACAGCGCTACTTTTCAGTCTAAGGACTGGTCCGCAATGGTCGAGACAACAAGCTCTGCGCTGGTAAGCAGCGCGGTTAACACGAACGATTTAGTTGAGCTAGTATATGATCTACCCACATCCGTTCAGATCATAGCGAACTCAGCGACTGTAAGTAACACATCGGCGTCCGTTAACGTCAACTCTACTGCCGCGTTCTCCGCTGGTTCGTTTGTCTATGTGGTGGACAATTCAACGGGACTTATCAATGTAAGACAAGTTACGGGCATCGTTAACTCGACAATCATGACCGTCTCCTCGAATCTTTCAATAAATTCAACCAACGCTGCAGTTGGAATAATCCCAGGTCTTCAGTCTCGAGCTGGGGCATTCAAGTATGCCAATAACAGTAGCATCGTTCGATACGTAACGAACGGCGACGGCGTGTTCGATACATACAAGGTGTTCGCCGTCAAGGTCGTTCTAGTGTCTAATAATTACCACATCGTTCCTAGAATGGCTGACCTGCGTTGCTTGGCGTTGCAGGTGTAACTTGAGCGACTTTATTAAAGTAAAGGACAACAAAGATCTCGTCCGTCACAAACAAAGCGGAGCTGTATTGAACACTAATTTAAAAGAGTTGGATAAATACAAGCAAGAACGCGACGAGAAGCTCAGGTTGAAAAAGTTAGTCGACGAAACAGAGCAGATCAAAACGGACATAGACGAGATCAAGTCTCTATTGAGACAATTGATAGGACAGAAATAACCCATGACTATTTCAGTAGCAAACGTCCTCACTACAGAAACGTTCAACGCTTGGTTGGATAAGACCAACGTCATCGCAACCGCCATGTCACAAAATGTAGTTACGGTAGATGCATCACCAACGGGGTCTTTGACAACAGGTAACGCTGTTGTCATTGGTTTTTTTGGCGCAAACACGCTTGTCGCGTTCAACGGAATTGCCGGCGGAACTATCGGCGTAGGTAACACGCTTAATCTGACTACTAACGTCGCTTTCACGAACTCATCCGCGAATATCATCACCGTAACTTCTAACACGGCGACATCTAATCTTATAGTGTCGACCAACGGCGTGCAGATCGTCACGACTGGCGGAACTATGACGCTGGGCGGGACTACTTTAAACATCAACTCGACGACGACTAACGTTACATCAACTGCGCTGAACGCGAATTCTGTGTTGACTCTTACCGGCAACGCAACCATTAAAGCGAATGGATCGTTCAATACAATTGCAATAACCGGCGATAGCACATTCACAAGAATTGTCGCTAACACGACGAACACTACAATCACCGGTAACGTGTTCTTGTCGAACACTCTGAACTTGACGGGCGCAGCTACTCTTTCTAACACTATTCTTGTCACTGGTAACGCAACATTCCAAAATACAATTTCCGTCACAGGTAACGCGACGTTTAGTAACACTCTTGTTGTAACAGGAGCAGCTAACGTTCTTAGCACATTCGGTATCGGCGGGGCTGCTAATGCACTTGGGACGTTTGGCGTATCGGGCGCTGCTAATGCGCTGAGCACGTTCGGCGTAACTGGAGTTGCTACTTTCAGCAATAACGCTTCAGTCGGCGGTAATCTGTCTGTCACCGGAACTTCTGTTTTGACTGGTAACGCCACGTTCTCGAACAGGCTGACCGTCGCTGGCGTCGCCAACCTTCAATCATCCGCCAACATAGCCGGTAGCTTGGGCGTCGTTGGTAATATTAACGCGGGCGGAACTCTTACGGTCGGCGGCGATTTGGCTGTTACGGGAAGTTTAACTTACTCCGGGACATCCACTGGCAATATCATGCCGTCTGCTGCTAGCACATACGCTCTTGGAAACAACACGGTTAGATGGTTGGATGGTTTTTTCATTAACCTTTTCACAGCAAACCAAGTATCGACAAGCAACGTAACGTCAACCGGAACAGCAACTCTCAACGTTGCGACGGTTGCGAGCACTATTCTTGTCACTGGTAACGCAACTTTCCAGAATACTATTTCCGTAACCGGTAATGCTACGTTCTCCAACACAATAAGCGTCGCTGGCGCGGCAAACGCTTTAAGTACGTTTGGCGTAGGCGGTGCAGCTACTCTTTCTAACACTATTCTTGTCACTGGTAACGCAACTTTCCAAAATACAATTTCTGTCGCGGGTAACGCTACGTTCAGCAGTGCAGCTAATGTTTTAAATACATTTGGCGTAACTGGAGTTGCCACGTTCAGCAGCAACGCTTCAGTCGGCGGTAATCTGTCTGTCACCGGAACTTCTGTTTTGACTGGTAACGTCTCATTCAGTAACGTAATTACGGTTACCGGTAACGCAACATTCAGTAATGTAGCTACGTTCAATGGAAACGTTACATTCAGCAACGTAATTACAGCCTCGAGCAACGCGCGATTCAGCAATACCATTGCTGTTACCGGTAACGCCACGTTGTCCAATACGCTCGCGGTCGCGGGAGACACTACGTTTTCGTCGAACGTTGCTGTGAATGGAAGACTGATAATCGGCGCTGCTGGCCAAGCGCACTTGTTCGCGAATACGTTCTCGTTCGGCGGATCGAGTGCAGCCGCGAACATTGACGTGGTTGCAGCATCTCTTTACCGTTCGCTCGAATACACCGTTCAACTTTCAGATACAACTACGACGCCATCGGCAAGATATCATTCGACGAAGATTTCCGTTATACATGATGGCTCTTTTCCGTATGCAACTGAGTACGGAACGTTGTCTACCGGTTTGCCGCTGGGTTCTTTTAACTTGCTTCTCAATGGCGGTAATATCGCTCTAGAGCTGACTCCGGCAACCAACAACGTCGTAGCTAAATTCATCAGAACAGCAATCGTTCCGTAAGAGGATAAAATGGCTTCTAAAGTTAACATCGTTATTGATCAGGGAACATCGTTCAATACAACGTACACGATACATGACGCCCAAGACGAGCCGATCGATTTTACGGGATACGCAGCCAGTTCTCAGCTGAGAAAGACCTACACATCATCGACTGCTTATGATTTCACTGTTGCTCTAAACAGCACAGGACAAGTAACGCTTTCAATGAGCGCAGAATTATCCGGCAGCATCCCAGCTGGTCGTTACGTGTATGATGTCGAAGTTCAGGATCTTTCAGGCGTGAGATCTAGAGTTGTTGAAGGGCTAGTTACGGTAACGCCACAAGTGTCAAGATAACATGGCGTATGTAGTCAAGTCCGTAACGAATAATCAATATAAAGTCACTGTCGTAAATCAAAACGGCGCGCTTCTTGCTTCGCCGGTTGCCGCACCAACTGTTACGACGTCAGCGATATCTGATCTTTCCGTTTTTGCGACCACAGCAGCAATGTTGGCCAATGACGCTACAACATATGCAAACGCTGTCTCTTATGTCGACGGCAAGTCCTTTGTCAATACTTCTCAATTATCGGCGAACATATCTAATTTAGAAGTTGCTTCGTTGAGCGACGTCTTGGTTAGCTCGCTTGCGAATAACGCCACGTTGGTTTATCAGTCCAGTAACGATAAGTACGTGGTAAAACAATTAGACCTAGATGGGGGTTCGTTCTAAATGGCTACTAACTTAATTCAAATCAAAAGAAGCAACACAGCCTCGATTCCCACGTCTCTGGCGAATGGCGAATTAGCTTTTACATCCAATGGAGATGTGCTCTATATCGGAAGCCCGAGTAACTCTATCGTGGCTATCGGCGGTAAAAGAGTTCCCGGAACGCTTACCGCCAATCAAGCTCTGGTCGCGAATTCCACCAGCGGTATTAATGAAATCAGGACGGGAGTGGCCAACGTCGGTTCGGTCTACGCCAACGGGTCTCTAGGAACAGCAGGTCAAATCCTAGCTTCCAACGGAACTGGCGTATACTGGACTTCTGCCGGCGGTGGCGGCACTGTCACTTCTATAGTTGCAGCCAATGGTCTTACAGGCGGCACTATCACCTCATCGGGTACAATTTCTGTCCTTGCGAATAGCGGTCTGGTAGTAAACACGACTGGTATTTTCGTCAATGCAAACAACGGAATCATAGCAAACTCAACCGGCACTTTTGTCAAGGCTGGCACGGGAATAACTGTTGATGTGAACGGCGTAAGCATTGGCCAAGCTGTAGGCACTACGAGTTCCGTAACATTCGACAATTTAACGATCAATGGGAACACCGCACTCGGCGACGCCACAGCTGACCGAGTTTCCATCAACGGTCTGGTCAATACAAGCATCACCCCATCAGCAAACATCACATACAGCTTAGGCAATAACGCTAATCGTTGGGCTGAAGTCTTTACGTCCAACGTAACAGCTGTTACGGGCATATTCGGCGGCGATGTTGAGATTAGCGGCAATCTTTCTGTACTTGGTACTACAATCACCGTAAGCACCAACAACTTAATCGTCGAAGACTCGTTGATTCAACTTGCATCGAACAATTTAATATCCGATTTGTTAGACATCGGTTTCTTCGGAAATTACAATGCGGACGCGGGAGGGCACGAGCACACCGGTCTTTTCCGCGACCAGACCGATGATACGTATAAGCTGTTCAAGGGTCTTGTAGATGCTCCCGTTACTACAGTCAATACTGCAGGTGTGGGGTACACAATCGCTACACTACAAGCTTATCTCAGCTCTGGCGCCCTGACTTCAAATGCGACTGCGTTGAACATAACTGCAAATGGTACCGTGAGCGTCGCTCTAGTGGCAAACACACTCACACTATCCACCGGTCTTGCTGGAACGAGTGGAGGTACAGGAAGAACAACTCTTACAAACAATGCTATCCTTGTTGGTAATTCGACTAACGGATTCAATCAGCTAACTCTTGGTACCGATGGACAAATACTACAGTCGAACGGCACGGCATTGATCTACGACACGTTGGATGGCGGAACGTTCTAACAATAAATGGCGAGATGATATACAATGACTGAAAAGAATCTTTTGAGCGCCTCTATTGATGTTTTTCTATCAAAACAAGAGGGCGTGGTTCTAGAATTTATCAGGAGAGCATTGCAAGCTGAAACAAAAGTAGTAATGCTCGAAGAGACTTTGAACCAAACGAGACAAAAGTTGGAAGCAGTGGAGGTGCAGAATGCTACATGCACCTCCACTCTCAATCAATCAATTACTGGCTTACAAGCTTTACAAGTAGAAAAAGAACAATATAAGAACGAGGCTGCTAGACTCTCAACTGACGTTGTAGAGTTGCGTTCGCAGTTAGAGACCGAGCAAGATCAGAATCACACGATACAACGTCTACAGGCTGAGTTGAAAACTAAGAAATCAAACTACACTGCGATGATGAAAGCTTACGAGAAACTCTCGGAACAGTTAGAAACAACGACTGCTGAGTTGAACTCTCTCAAGTCTCAAAAGCAGCAACCTAAAACCAAACTCAAAACCGAAGACGAATGGTCGCAATAAATATCAAAATCGTCAAATTTAAGAGCAACCGTTTATGACAACTAGATATCAATTGAAGCGTAGCACTGTTAGTGGAGTTGCACCCACCACTGGTGACATTCAGCCAGGAGAACTGGCTGTAAATCTTGCCGATAAGAAGTTGTTCACCGCTAATTCCTCTGCAGTTTTCGAACTAGGATCAAACCTAGCCAGTCTTTCTGTTACCGGCGGATCTTCATTAAATGAAGTTATACTCAATGGCGAGGTGGTGTTTGAAGCTACTGCTACTATCACGGCAAACGGCTCTCTTGGTACTGCCGGTCAGGTGCTTACTTCGAATTCTAGCGGCGTGTATTGGTCGACTATAAGCGGTGGCGGTGACGTAACTACCACTGGTGCGCAAACTCTCACGAACAAGAGAATCGATCCTAGAGTATCTTCGACAGCTTCGGCTTCTTCTGTCACGCCAGATATCAGCAGTTTTGATATGTATGTCTATACTGCGTTGGCTGTTGGACTGACTATCAATGCAACTACAGGCGGAACGCCTGTCAATGGCAACAAACTAGTCTTTCGATTTAAAGACGATGGAACAGCTCGTGCACTATCCTGGACAACATCCGGATCAAACTCATTCAGAGCCATTGGCGTAACGCTGCCTACAACGACTACGATAAGCAAGGTAACTTATGTGGGATGTATATACAACTCAAACGAATCTTTTTGGGATGTAGTGGCAGTTACAACGCAAGCATAATGGGGTTATAATATAGACATGGAACAGATCATCTTCGAATTTACAACGTATTACGGGACATTTCGCGATGCTCTTTATCTACCAATTGATCACGGTTTGACGGAAGATGAGCTCAGCATCATGAAACAAGAGCGTCTCGACAACTGGATAGCTATCGTGACAGCACCACAACCTGAAATCGTGAGCGAAGATGGCTGATCGTTACTGGGTTGGAGGAACTGCATCATGGGACGGCACTGCAGGTACTAAGTGGTCAGCTACCAACGGTGGTCCAGGCGGAGCAAACGTCCCAACAACCGCTGATGATGTGTTTTTTACGAATCTATCGACAGGGACAGTCACGATAGCAGGAGGTAACACTGGCGCTAAATCAATCAACTGCACCGGGTTCTCAGGCACTATAACTGGAATTACGTCTATATCTGTCGCAGGCAGCGTCACGCTCTCTGCCACTATGACATACACTCACTCGGCAACTGTTACGATTACCGGCACGGGCACGCTAACTACGGCTGGCAAGGCTTTCAGCACTTTAACGATTAACGGCGCCGGTATAACAGTGACTCTTGGGGATGCCTTATCCAACTCAGGAAGAACGGTCACTTTAACGGCTGGCACTTTTGACACCGCAGGATTCACACTAACCACTGGATCGTTTCTTGCCTCTAACTCGAATGTTCGCTCGCTCATTTTGGGCGCTTCAACTTGGACAATTAGCGGCGGTTTTGACGCCAGTAACGCAGCTAATTTTACGGTGAGCGCCGGAACATCTCAAATCAATCTTACTCTTTCCAATTCACAGTTTAATGCAGGTGTGACTGTACTCACTTTTAATAATGTTTCATTTACTAGCGTGGCTACCGGTACACGAACTATGATAGGTTCTCCAACTTTTAATAACCTAACGCTCAATGGCGCGGCGACCGGATTATCGCAGCTATCCATACCAAGTAATATTACCGTCACTGGTACGCTTACTTGTAGCGGAACTAGCTCTATCCAGCGTTGTGTTCTTCGCTCTGCAAATATCGGTAGCGCCGTAACAATCACCGTAGCCACTCTTGCGGCTTCTGATTGTGATTTTCGAGACATAACAATTGCCGGAGCAGCAGCAGGTTCTTCGCCAACAAGAGCAGGCAATTGTGGCGGCAACTCCGGTATTACATTCCCAGCCGCCAAAACTGTGTATCGGGTCGGAACCAACAATACTTGGGCTGGTTCGGCATCTTGGGCAACTGGCTCGAACGGTACTGGAAATAACGCAAATTTCCCGCTTGCGCAAGATACAGCCGTCATTGATAATGGCACTGCTTTTTCCGGCACTCTTATTCAATCAACAGCGTATAGTATGCCGGCGTTAGATTGTTCTAATAGAAGCACTGGCTTCACGTTAAGTCACGATGCTACAGTCGATAGATACGGGTCATACGTGCTAGGCTCCGGTATCACTGTATCGGGAAACAGTCCGCAGACGTTTGCTGGACGTTCTACAATGAACTTCAACTCGGCTGGAAAAACCATAACGTACCCAATCACTATCAATTCAATTGGAGGGTCGCTTGTTTTACAATCCGCTGTGAGTACAAGCGTTGCTATTACACACAATAACGGCACTCTTGATTTAAACGGATTTACCTTTACTGGCTCGTCTACATTTACGACGGGAGTTGGAACGAAAAACCTTACGTTCAATGGAGGCACTTTGCTTTTATCTGCAACGGGGACTCCGTTTAATAACGCGCAACCAACCGGGTTTACGACGACGAAAGGTACTGGCGACGGTAAGATCAGTCTAACTTCCGCATCTGCGAAGACGTTCGCGGGCGGCGGGTCTACGTTCAACTGTATTGTGTCAAATGACGGCGCGGGAGCATTGACCATCACGGGAAGTAACGCATTCGATACTCTCGCGAACGGGATTCAGCCCACTACCTTCACCTTCACTGCAGCAACGACTACAACTATCAATAATTGGAATGTCAACGGAACTGCTGGTAATCTAGTGACTATCGGAAGTGCTACGGCTGCATCTCATACGCTAAGCAAATCAAGCGGAATCGTCAGCGCTAACTTCTTGTCGATCAGCCGAAGCATCGCCACTGGGGGAGCTATATGGTATGCCGGTGCTAGCTCAACAGATGGCGGCAACAACACAGGATGGATTTTTGCAGATGCACCAGGTGGCGTTAGCACGAGTAACTTTCTTATGATGTTCATCTAATTATAAATACAAAAAAACAATCTCCGGGATAGGGAACTGAGATGCCTGATATCAACTTCGTAGTCAAGAACGGTCTGACTGTCAACGGATCGTTCACTGCAAACTCCACTGTAGTCAATGCTGCAGCAATTGCATCGACTTCTTTGACCGCTGGCGCCAACGTAACGGTCAACACCACAACTATGTTCGTGGGTACCGCAACGGTAAACACTACAACGACGGCTGGGTCTATGCTATTGGCGAACTCGATCGCTAACACTAGTATTACTCCCGGCTTAATCACTCTCAATCTCGGCGCATTCAGAGCGAACTCGTCTGCAGTTGTCGCGGGAGCAGTTATCGCATCATCAGTCAACGCAACGTCAGTCAACGCAGCAACTGCCAATGCAACTACATCAATCGTGGTTGGCGATAACGTGGCTATCAACACCGCTTCTTTCTTTGTATCCAACACTTTAGGTAACACAACCACTACTGCCGGATTGATTGTTATTAACGGTGGCGCATTTAGAGCGAACTCAACTGTAGTTAATGCAGCCGCGATAATCGCATTATCAGTCAACGCAACGTCAGTCAACGCAGCAACTGCCAATGCAACTACATCAATCGTGGTCGGATCTAACGTTACAGTCAATACCGGTACGTTATTCATCGGTAACGCAACTGTTAACAGCGTCACCAATTCGACTTCATCGAGTATACGAGATGGTCTTTTCTCGACGTCTATCACAGCACTTAGCGGAATCGACATAAGTCTTAGCGGAACAGGCAATTCCCGAATGACGTCCGGTGGGTTCACAGTTGGGGCGAATGTGGATCTCAACAACACAAGGCTGCTTGTTGGTAATGCATCAGTCAACACAAACATTACAGCAGGTCAGATTTCAATTTCCGGCGTTACGGTTAACTCCACTATCTACGCCGGCACAGCAAACAACGCTAATAATCTTGGTGGACAAGCTCCTTCTTATTACACCAATATCACAGACAGACTAGGGTATACGCCGGTGCAGCAGGGCGGCGGCGCTGGCCAGCTCACTAACAAGGTGTATATTGGCTGGACGGGGTCTAGCCAGCTCGCTTTACAGGTCGATGCGACTAATTTTGGTAGCACTTGGCCATTGACAGCTAACAACGCTAACAATCTTGGCGGACAGGCACCATCTTATTATACTGATATTACATCACGTCTTGGGTACACTCCGGCTAATAAGGCGGGCGATACATTCACCGGCGAAATCAATATCGGCGGCGGTACTGCAGGGCAGAAAGTTTTACGTTTCGTAAATAATGCCCGTAACGTAGTTTACTACTTAAATCCCGATGGGTCATCAGGTCTTTATGATACGACATCGAGTACTAGTCGCTTTGTTACCGACACTTCTGGTAATATATCTGTTCCTAGTGGGGTTATCTGCAATACGGTCTCGGTGGCTACAGGCGGCGTGGTAACTACAGGTAGAGTGTATAGTCTATCTCCGCGTGGGTATACTGTGTCTGGAGGTACCACATACACCGAGCAAGGTTTTAGTATGACTACAAGTCAAACTAGATTCGGTAATTGGATCTGGGATGATACCAGCGGGATTGTGAGTTTTAGCATTGATGGCAATCCCAAGGGTTTCTATGTTTTCGACTCCGATATTTCTCTGAAAAAAGATATTGAACCTACGACGTACGACGCTACGAAGACTATCAATGATATCGAATTTGTGTCGTATAACTGGAAACCCACTCAATATACAGATAAGGATGGCGTATCTCAAACTGTTGATAGAGGTCACGTCGATTGTGGGTTTGTTGCCCAGCAACTTCAAACTGTCGATCCCGGATTAGTGAAGGCGTTATCAGATGGCAAGCTTATACCTGATATGCTAAACCTAACCAGTGTTATGGGTCTGGCTCTACAAAACGCTCAGAAGAAGATAGAAGAGCTAGAAGCAAGAATACAAAATCTTGAAGCAAATTAAACTGCTCCAATAAATAGCAACTAAAAGAGGGCTATCAATGGCTGTTCTAGCATTAGGGTCGAACCGCAGATGATTTTAGAGAACAAATGTAATCTAGAGATGTTTCAGGGGTCGACGTTCAGTGTGAATGTCACCTGGAAGAATGCTGATGGGACCAACAAAGATCTGACCGGCGCAACTGCTAGGATGCAGATAAGAAGCTCCTACAACAGTAACGTTGTTGTTGAATCGCTATCGTCAAGCAACGGTGAGATTACAACAAACGCTGATACAAGTACGTTCATCTTGATCCTTCCAGCGACCAGAACTGCAAGCATCAACGTGAATAGGAACTCAACTTCAATCCCGCCTAGAACCAAGTACGTCTACGATTTAGAAGCTGTAGAATCAGGTGGCGTTGTTACAAAGATAATCTACGGCGAATTGACCGTTTACGGAGAGGTGACACGATAATGTCAATAACAGTTGAATCAAGCGGTCAAATCGTTGTTGTAGATCAAAACAGACAAGGTCCTCGTGGATTTGTTGGTGACGTAAATCCAGAGATGTATACGCTGAGAGATCAAGCGAATGCTAGTAGCATCTCAGCTGCATCTAGTGCTAGTTCGGCAACCCAGAGCGCAACGAATGCGCAAGCGAATGCTGCCGTCGCAACTACTCAAGCTGGCATCGCAACTACACAAGCTGGGTTCGCTAGCGCAAATGCAGCTACAGCTAGTACACAAGCGGGCATTGCGACTACTCAAGCTGGTTTTGCCAGCGGAAACGCAGCTACAGCTGCGACTCAAGCCGGCACAGCCACAACGAAAGCTGCTGAAGCGGCAACTAGCGCATCACAAGCACGCACCTTCGCAAATATCATCTTGATGGGATTCTAACATGCCAAAATCACAAGCACTCAATTTTACACAAAACATAAACTCAGTCTACACGAGCTTCTTTTCGTCTGATCTCCTGCGCGTAGTTGCTGTAAGCCCCAACGTTAACGGGACGAATTTGACGACCGGAACGAGAACGTTTACAGCCGCTGCAGGGACTCTACAAACTGGCGGATCGGCAGCAATCTGGACTTCTGCAGTGACTGACACTCGAGTGATTGGCGCGCCAGCGATTACAAATTCTGGAGCGTATCTTGTCACTCCCACAGCAACATCTAATCCTGCGGCGGTAGACTCTGGCTCATCTAATGCCACGTGGAACCTGAGAGTTGAGTTCTATAAGGAGCTCTATACCGCAACGACAAACGATGCTGTCGTGAAGTCAGTTACAGTCACGTCTTTTGACAGCGCGGCACGAGTTGCTTCTCTTTGGTTCATTGGTACAGATAACCAGCCTGTGTTGATCGGTGCAGTCAACATTCCGCTTCAAAGCGGCAACAACGGCACAGCACCCGCTATTGATCTTCTAGGCGGAACACTAATTCCGTCGCTACCATATGATGCCAACGGCAAGAGAGTCCTCCCTCTGAAGGCTGGTCAGAAGATTGCTGTATCGTTCCCAGCAATTACTGCTGGTACTCAGATCGACGTATTAGCGATGATTGAAGAGTACTAATGCCAGAGAAACTGAGTCAAGGACCTAGAGCTAACCCAGACTTAAGTCGATCGTCGTCTGGGTTAGGGCGAGGTCCGACCAGATCAAATAAGCTACCAGCATCTCCTTTGTCTGGCACTTGGCCAGCGCCAGGTAGCACTCTGGACTTGGACTTCGCTAACAATCGCGGCTGGGCTCGTGGTGTTGGCCAGGGTGGTGCGATGGATGCCGTCACGTTCACGAGAGCAAGTAGCGGCAAGTTTGTTGGTCCGGACGGGGCGTTGAATACTGTTGCTAGCAATCAACCTCGCTTTGATTGGGGTAGCACAACGCGATTACCAATATCTAATTTATTGACGTTTTCTCGTCCGGAAAATATTTCGTCCTGGACATCAGCGAGTAGCGATCTCGGTGCCTCAACAAACGTCCAATTTGGCATTTTAACAGGTTTAGATGGGACACTGGGCGGCGCTGTCTTTAGCGGATCGTCCTCTACTCTTGTTAGAACCTTCCCAACGACGGTTAATGCACAAGATGTTATATCTATGCATATCAAATCCGCGTCAAATGTTCTGCTAACTATAACACTGAGAAATCCTTCTGCAGGAACTGTTGCGTTTACATATAATCCACTCACGGGAGTTATTTCTGGTGTAGGCGGAATCATATCAAACGCTGTTGTGACGGCGGCGGCAAACGGCTACGTTCGCTTATCCTTTGTTAGCGTTTTTGCAGGAAATAATGTCCAAATTAGCATTGCGGGTGGGGGGGCAAATGATATTTTTGATGCCTTCCAGATTAATCTAGGTCCCGTAGTTACGCCCTATGTCGCTAATGGTTCAGTAATTCCCGCTACCAATCCTCTTGTAGTCAATCCCACTTGCAACGGTCTGTTAGTAGAAGAGGCTCGTGCTAACCGTGTCTTGTGGTGTCGTGATGCTACTGCTGGTACAGGTACAAATTTGCTGACTTTTTCTGAGCAGTTCGAGAATACGGCTTGGACAAAGATTGGAATTAGTGTCGCATCAGACGCTGTCGTTTCGCCTTCGGGTTCTAACTCAGCCGACAAGCTTATAGCCGACACTAGCACAGGCTTACACAGCGTATGGTGCGCGATCAGCACAGTCGCAACGCAAACTTACACTTTCTCTTTTTTTGTAAAGGCTGCTGAATATAGCAGAGTAGAAATCAAGGGATACAATCCCACTGATGGTAATCTCTTTATTGCCGTGTTCGACGCGTCAAACGGTTCTATCGTGTCCGGTACTGGCACAATCCAGAATGTTGGCGGCGGGTGGTATCGTTGCTCGTGCACAGGTTTATTTACTGCCGGCACATTCACTCAGTTTTTCATTGGATTGATTAACACGAGTAACGCACTGAGTTACACCGGCGACGGCGCTAGCGGCATCCTCGTCTGGGGCGCCCAATTAACACCGGGCAATGTCCTAACAGACTATCAACCAACAACTACAACTGCATTATTCGGTTGGTCTAAATCAAACGTCGCAGTGGCTAAAGATCAAGTCGGCATAGATGGGGCGACAAATGCAGCCACCAGCATTGCAGCCACGAGCAACAACGCTGTCTTAGTGCAGCCAATCGTTCTCGCATCAGGCGCTCGTACAAGTAGTGTTTACCTCAAGCGTCTAGTTGGCACCGGCGCAGTACAAGTCAGTCTTGATGGCACTAGTTGGAGCGCCGTTGATCTCAGCTCTACTGAGTGGCGTAGGATTGTGTTGAGCGGAACAGTTACTAATCCAGTTGTGGGCGTAAGATTGTTGACTAGCGGCGACGCTGTAGCTATGGATTATGCTCAGGTTGAGGATGGGCTTATTGCAACATCTCCTATACTAACTACAACTGCAACTGTAACAAGAGCAGCCGACAACGCAACAATGTCTGCACCTATTTGCGCACCTATTCTTGACAAAAACAAAAGCACTTTCTTTTTCGAAAGCGTGATGCGCAGCAATTTGGGAAATAGCGACACGGCAGGACCGGTAACTGTCACAGACGCAGCGTTTTCCGGTTTTAATACTAGATTGGGTATCATGCTAGATAGAGGTCTCTTTTTTAGTGTAGTTTTGATGTCTTGGAACGATAGCGGCGGCTCGTCGGATTTTAGACCCAATACTTTAGGACCGTCTAGATTTGCTATGCCCCAACCATACACTTCTTATAAAATTGCGCATTCTTACACACACAACTATCTTGCGCTCGCCCTTAACGGTCAAAGTTTCGGGGCTGGTGGTGGGATTTTATATGTGAGTCCTAGGCTGGCTGCATTGCAAATCGGAGGACCTAGTGCATATTCCCCAGTTTTCTATTCAGGTACTATTAAGCGAATTATATATATCCCCAACCTTTTTTCGCCCGACGAGTTACTAGGTTTAGCGGATACAATCACATGAAAGATCTTTATCTACGTTTCGATTCACATGAAGTTATGATGGATGCTCTGCGCTTATCAAACATGACTCAATCTTATGAAGACAAAGAGTTCGTCAAATCGGGCGGGCATGACTATGCAGCTTGGGAAGTTGGTGAGATTCCGGGCGTTGAAGGTTGGCATTTGAACATCAGAGTAGTCAGCCCGGACTTCGATTACAGTGCCCTCGAACCATACCTCGTGATTCCAAAAAATCCTAGAGTGGTTTGGTCCTAAATATACGACAAGGAGTAACTGATATGGCTGTACCGACAACAAGAGATGAATTCAAAGAGTATTGCCTTCGCAAGCTAGGCAAGCCTGTGATTGAGATCAATGTCGATGATGACCAGGTTGATGATCGCGTTGATGAAGCTCTCAAGTACTTTTGGGACTATCACTTCGATGGTTCCGAAAAGATTTTCTACAAGTATCAGGTTAATGCTCAAACCAAGATCAATCGCTACGTTCCTATGCCAGACAATGTGATTGGCGTTGTCAATCTGTTCCCGATTGGCCAATCCCTAAGCACGAACAATCTGTTCAACATTCGCTATCAGATTGCATTGAATGACCTCTACACTCTTACATCTGTATCGATGGTTCCATACTACATGGCATTGACGCACATTCAGTTCCTCGAGCAGATGCTCGTTGGCCAGCAGCCCATTAGATACAACCGCCACATGAATCGTCTGTATGTCGATATGGATTGGTCGATCATCAATGAAGGCGATTACATTGTTGCCGAAGCATATCAGATTGTCGATCCAGACGTATTCTACCGAGCTTGGGGAGATCGTTGGCTGCAACGTTACGCAGCGTGCTTGATTAAGCAGCAGTGGGGATCAAACCTGACCAAGTTCACGGGCATGACTCTGCCCGGTGGCGTTCAGTTCAATGGCGAGAAGATCTACAATGATGCAACTCAGGAAAGATCCGAGCTTGAACATGAGATGATCTTCAGTTATTCACTTCCTGTCACTGATATGATCGGGTAAAATATTTACTTTGCTAAATACATCCATGACAACGTTGGAGAAAAGTCATGGAAAAGTATGGTTTTGTTTATATGTGGTTGGACAAAAAGCACAAGCGATATTACGTAGGTTGTCATTGGGGGACAGAAGATGACGGCTATGTTTGTTCTTCATCTAACATGAAATCAGCCTACAAGAGAAGACCCGAAGATTTTAAAAGAAGAATATTGTCGAGGATTTTGACAACTAAGAAGGCATTGTTGGAGGAGGAATATAGGTGGTTGTCCCTCATAAAGGATGAAGAGTTGGGTAAGAGATACTATAATCTCAACAACCACCACTTCAATCATTGGTCAACAAACGAGCAGTCGACTCTTTCTTTGAAAGAGAAAATCTCTGCTAGCGTCAAGCTCTCTCTACTAGATCCTGCTGTACAAGAGCGCAAAAAGATTGGTTATCAAAAAAGAAATACAAAGTCTTCTGATCCTACGGTACGTGATAAGCGACGCGAAACAATGTTGAATGGCGGCAAGAACAAAGGTAAGATTACTGCCAAGGACTCTGATGGAAATATCTTTCACACAACCAAAGACGACCCCAGATGGATTGCAGGTGAGATTTGGGCTGCATCAAAAGGTATCCAACGTCCTCCATTGACAGAAGAACGCAAACGCCAGATAGCAGAGCGAGGGACATTTAAAGCCCTAAATAGTAAAAAGATCTCTTGCATCCACTGCGGTGCTATTGGGAATGCTGGTAACATAGGTAGATATCACAATGATCGCTGTAAATCAATACGTGTTGAAGTTGTAGGAGGCTACTATCGCCACTAACTTCTTCTTCAACAACTTTGCTGCTAGCAATGAACAGAACCTTTATGAGGATCTGATCATCGAGTCGATTCGCATCTACGGGGAAGATATGATGTACATTCCTCGTGTGCTGACCAACTACGATGACCTGCTTGGAGAAGATGCACAGTCGCAATACAACCAAGCAATCCTGGTTGAGCTCTACATCAAGTCAGTTGATGGCTTCACGGGCGACGGCAACTTCATGTCGAAGTTCGGTCTACAAATTCGTGATCAGGTTGTGTTTTCGATTGCACAGAGAACGTTCAAACAGGAAGTTGCCATTGTAACGAATCAGATCAGACCGAATGAAGGCGACTTGATCTACTTCCCGCTGAACAATAAGTGCTTCCAGATTAAGTATGTCAACAACAAAGAGATGTTCTATCAGTTCGGCGCACTGCAAACGTTTGAGTTGACTTGCGAGTTGTTCGAGTATTCGAACGAGCAGTTCAACACAGGCATTCCTGAGATCGATAAACTGCAAACAAACTTTTCCACCAACATACTTGATTATACGCTATTCGACGAAGAAGGCAACTACTTACTTGATGAGAACGGTGATTATCTTGTGGTCGAAGCCTACAAGCTCGATCAGATCAATCCAGCCGAGGAGAACGACGCAATTCAGTTTGGTTCAAATAATTATCCAATCGGTTCGGATGAATTCATGTCGGTTACGGAAATCGACCCGTTTTCCGAAGGCAACATTTGAGGGTACACCGGAATGCACCTTTTCCACGACTGGTGCCTTCCTATGGAAGATTTACTCATCTAAATTCGACAACGCGAGCAGCAAACTTTCAACTTGTTGTTTTCGGATTTATTTTTTCTCCACTCGGGCGTACATCTCTGCTTCGCCTTTTCGCTCAAATGTGCAATTAGGGTTGGGTCGGACATGGCTTGTCTAGTACCATCCGAAATAGCCTTTTTGTGTTCGAGCGTTCTATCGATACCGTAACAAGGGCTGTTTGCGCCGATATATTTTTCTCTGTTTTCTTTTCGCGTTTTCGAATTACTCGCACCTGCTTTTTTTCTAGACTCGGGCGATCTTTCGCTATTTGATTTGATTGAAAGCGCGGAAAGTTCGACTTTTCTTTTTTCATCGAAACTTTTTTTGAAGTTGTCTATAGACGCTTTGCTGTGTTTGTAACCACCTTTATTGTGAAAATTACCGCTCATGTCTCGTTGATTCAAAAATTTTATATCATCCACCATATACATCTTATGTATGACTTTTGCTTCCCACAACTGAGTTTGTTCAGCCGTTTGGAAAGTTTTTCTTATTTTTACGACGTCGGGTTCGCCGTAAACTTTCCGGAAATTTTTGACTATTTTCGAAGATGTGAAATAGGTCGTCCAAAGCTGGGAAGGATGCGCGGTTTTAGTTTTTCCGTAGCTGCATCCGTAATACCATTTGTCGAGTTTGGTCCATCCGATAAGATAGACGTAGGGAGTATAAATAGTCATGCTGGATTTCCTTCTTGAATCTAGAGTAGGTGGGAGTGCAGTCCGCGACCTGCAATTATTTATATAAAGGCTACGCTTAATGTTTTCAAAAACACCATTCTACTTCTCGACGATTCGGAAATACATCATCCTGTTCGGGACTTTGTTCAATAACATCTACATCTCAAGAGTCAACAGTCAAGGCACTACAACGTCGATTCAGAGGGTCCCGATTACATATGGACCCAAGGATAAGATGCTAATTCGCGTAGCTCAAGATCCGGCTATCGACAGACCAACAGCCACTTATCCTTTGCCCATGATGTCGTTTGAGATGACCGGTTTTGATTATGATGGGTCCAGAAAGCTTCAGACAATCAATCGTGTTGCAACTAACAACCCGGATGATAAGGCAAAGAACAAGTATCAGTACATGCCGGTGCCATACAACATCGGTTTTCAGCTGAACATCCTAGTGAAG